CCATCAGATCGTATTTTGACACCATTGGATAGTATATCAAGTTCATCGTTTTTTGAATTTGTTTCCCTTCCATCAGTTTCAGCGTGTAATACTCTATCAACTTCATTAAACGGGTTCATATCCGTAGATTTTATTGTCCAAGATCCATTGTTTGTGGTTATACGTTTAATTAACACAAATGATGGTTTAAACCCGCACGTGATAAATGGACCATCTACTAAACCATTGCCTGTATATTTTCCAAGTTTTGAAAATCCAGGAATAGTAGCAAACAAATATGCTGTGAACACATCATTAAATCGGTTGCTAATGAAAGCACCACCAACGGCGAATCGTGTTGTGCTGTGCGTCCCCCACACACCAGAACCAGTATATTGCTGTAAGGATGAGTTTAACAATACAACAGAATTGGAAACATTAAGATCTTTGTGATGTACTGGCCAATCTTTTATAGAGTCTGTACTTTTTACAATTATCATTTCGGGTACCACACCCAATGCATGATTTATGAATTGTGTTGATGATGTTCCTATATATTCCACCACATCAAAACCGGGAATTGCTCCTTTTGTCCAGAGCCATGAAATATAATTGTCTGTGTTTGTATTAACAGCAGATGAAGATCCAATAGTAAAACCAGATGAATCAAATTGCGTCAATGAATTGGCATCTACAGTTTCTGGATCATCCTGATCAGATTCTTTATATTTACCAACACCACGAGTTGAATCGAATAGTGTGTGACTGCTAGTCTCATCTCTGTTTTTAATCCAAATTAGGTCGGGTTGTCCACCTGGATCACCTGAATTTGAAATACTTTGTCCGGTTCCATTACCAGTATATAACAAGGATTGAAAATAATCCGTGGGTTTTACTATATCTGGAATCGGATAATTGTTAGATGTTAATGCAATGTAGCCTGATGGGGGTGTATGTGACCATTCAGATTCTGTAAATTTCATTACAAATTCATCGTTACTAGGGGAGTTGTCATTATGTGTAATTGCAGCAACATAATCACCAGGTGTTACACCATTAATCTGAAATACGAATGTCCCATTTCGGTAAGCTTTTAGTATGTTATTAATTGAATTAAATGCAAATGCAATTGTGTTTCCTGGGAATATACTAGGTGTACCTTGTGTTCCATCACGAAAGCCATCAGCCAATATCCAACCCTCCCTTTGGTAGCCATACCCCCCAGATTCTCCAACTCGTAGCATTGGTGTGTTTTGTGCTGAGGCTATACCATATTCAACTTTATTGGAACCTTGTGCGACTATATCAATTTCCCAATACCATTTACCTTCTGGTATTACCATAGTTGAGTATCCACTTACACCAGTTCCTGTTAACGATTGACCAGCATTGGATATAAAAGTATCTAGGCCAGGATATTCAAAATTCCAAACACTAGCATTTTGTGTTGGAGTGTCTTCACCTTGAGGCATCCAAGCTGTTGTGAAATCGTGTCCGTTGCCTGATGAATCTTCACCCATGGCAGCACCATTGGAAAAATTCAAAAAGAAACCATTTGTTCCATACACACCATCGTAGGCTTTTGGATTCCATTGATTTGTAGCAATGTTGGTCTCTGCAAAATCATCTGGGGTTAATTGCAACCCATCAATAAAATGAATATCTGCTGAATATCCTGTAGAATAATTCCAATTACTGTTACCATCAGGAACTGTTCTTCCGATGCTGTGATCGTATGTGTGGTTATAAGCAGTTTGAAAATTCTGTGCTGGGTATGTTTCTGTTGCGAATTCTGTTATTGCATTTCCGTTTACATACAATTTCACTCTATCACTGGCAACAGCTTGAGTGGTATCTACTGCTACAACAACATGATAAAATTCAGCAGGATCTCTGAATACTGCAAGTGATGTAATATCAGTTGTGTTACTTGTACCATCATAGTGTTTGAATCCTATGGATCCGTTAAATATTATGTACGTCCAAAATCCACTAACGGTAAAGACTAATGTACCTGCATTCAATGCTGTTTGTCCTACACTATATTTATGCCATCCACTGTATGTGAATGTTTGTCTGTTCCCACTAGAACTAGGCTCACGATTTAAAAAGGTTTGTTGTTCGGTTGTAAACACAGCAGAATTAGATATCTGGTACCCCCCATCATTTGTTACCATTATATTTTTTATCAAGCTCATTGACTTACTTCCTGTATTTGAACAATAGCGTGAGTCGCAGAATCACGTATTATCGTTATTAACTGTGTTGAATTGCCTGTTAAATTAGAAATTGTTCCAACAAAATGCACATTAGCACCTAGGGTAACCGTTCTTGTGGTACTATCTATTGTTGCTACAATATGACAAACACCATTACCACCAGTTGGAAAGTTAATTGTTATGTTGCCAGCAACTGCTCTAGATTTTATTGATTCCAGAGACATATCTGGAGTTATTACATCAGATGTTAAAACTTCAACGTTGGTAGTATAACCCACTGTTAAATTTGATGTTTCATCCGTTCCAACCATTCCAGTTGTCATATCTTTGGGGACTAGTATTAAAGACATTTGTTTTCCTTATTTTGTTGATTATTTAAGCGTCAATAGCAGATATTGATACTATAGCGTGTGTAGCAGTATCTCTAATTATGGTTATCAAATAAACGGAACTTGCTGATAATGTTGTGGTAGTGCCAGTTACAAATTTGACATTAGCACCTAATGTAATAGTTCTATCGGTTCCATCAATAGTTGCGATGATATGAACAACACCATTACCACCAGTAGGGAAGTTGAGTGTTATGTTACCAGCAACTGCTCTAGTTTTAATTGACTCCAAAGTCATATCTGGTGCTATTGTATCAGATGATAATACTTCAACGTCTGTTGTATAACCAGTGGTAAGATTTACTGTTGATGATGGTGATACTGTAACACCCATTGCTACCGCTTCCCACTCAGTATTATTTCTAACATATAAAACATCTTCGTCGGTTCGATAGAACATTTCTCCCACATTATCATTTGCTGGGAATGCGGTTCCTGATGGAACCGTTAAGTTTGTTATTTCTGAGCCTTCGGCTATTTGTAATCCAAAATTTTCCATTTGTTATTTTCCTTAATATTATAATTCTGCATCAGCAGTCCAACTCCTATTAATAGTCTGTTGTCCGCTAACATTAGCTGATAATGTCATTATGGCATTATGTTTATCATTTACTGTATTACTAACAAAAGTACCTGAACTTCCTACATTAGTTGATATAAATGATGGAGGTGTTCGCATTTCCATTGGAAAATATACCACAGCAGAATATCCACCATTGCCTACACCACCATAACAAAAAAAGATTGTATTACCAAAACTATAATATCTTTGACACAATGCTAATTCTTCACCAATTGATCTATTTTCAAATTCAGTAGCAACTGTTCCTTTTTCGACTTGAACCTGAGCAATGTCAATATCATGAGCTGTAGAAGCTAGCTCAGTGGTTAAAATAAATTCTAGTCTATCATCACCATTGGTACCTAACGTTTTTCCTGCGATTGAATCTAATGTCGTTGTAAATGTTATTTTCTGCCAACTAGTTGTGTAATCAATCACAACAAATTTGTCAACTGTTACTGATGGACTTCCACCAGTTCCAAAAAATTGTCTAATATAAAGGGTACCAGTATTAACTTCTGAACATTTTGTATAGAAACTTACAGTAACATTTTCATTAGCAAAATTTTCTACGCCTTCAATGAATTGTCTTATATTACTTCCTGATGTTTGGTTAACAGTGAGTGACAATCTTGAATAATATTTGGGATTATTTGGAACATCAGTTTGCCCTAAAGTAAATGACTGTCTAGATGCAGTGTTATCATATGGAGCAACAGTGTTCTGAACCCACCTATCAGCAAAATATGACTGAGCCCCAAATCCAGATGTTCCACGTTGCCAGATATCAAAACCACCGTTGATAATAGCGTTTTTATTTTTGCTGGAACTTCCGCTTATTTCCCAACCTGTGTTATTTCTAACATACATGGTGTCTAAATCTGTTCGATAGAACATTTCTCCCACATTATCATTTGCTGGGAATGCGGTTCCTGATGGAACCGTTAAGTTTGTTATTTCTGAACCTTCGGCTATTGTTAATCCAAAATTTTCCATTTTTTAACTCCTGTTTGTTTATTATATTTCTGCGTCTGCTGTATATTGATATCTACAAGAATTGCCTATCGCTCCACCAGATATACTATTGATAAATCTAATTCGTTTTTTGCTAGGATTTAAAGCCACAGCACTTTTATCACCAGAGTTTGATACCACACCTGAAGCTCCGGTATCTGGTGAATACAACATTATGGTTGGTGTTGCTCTCATTTCTACAACAAATGATGCTCCTGGGGTAGCAGTAGCATGGTTGCGAGTATTAAGTTCATGGATTGCACCATCAAGTTGAATAGTACCAGGATTTGTGTTAACGTTATATGATTTGGTGAAGTATCTTTGGCACAAAATCAATTCTTCACCAATTGTTCTATGTTCGAATTCTGTAGCAGTAGTTCCTTTTTCTATTTGAACTTGAGCAATATCAAATGTTCCAGATTGCTGACCTAATGAATTTGTACTAGCATTGAAATTCGTACCTGCTTCCAACCAAAAAACTAGTAATATACTATCATTATTGTCAGTACCTAACGTTTTTCCTGATATTGATGGCATTGAAACGGTAACAGTAAATTGTTGCCATGTAGTAGTTAGTGAATGTTGTGTTACACCAATTCCTGTTATAGTACTAGACGGAGAACCACCCGTACCAAAATCTTGTTCTAATTCGGTAGCTATATTTTTTGGTGCATCGGCTTTAGCCCAAAAACTTAATGTTACGGATTCATCTGCAAAAGTATCTACCCCTTCTATCTTTTGCCATGCAGCAGTGTAGTTACCCGATCCAGCCACGGAAG